CAGGTTCACTGAGATATGGATGCACTACCAAGTTCCGTCTGCAGTGCCTGCTCCTGGCGAAGTAATGATTCCGAAGGTATGGAACGCTGAACTGTCTCCACAAGCTTGGCACAGATACAACCAGCTGGAGACCCAGATGCTCCAGGTAGGCATCGATTCTAATATGCCTGATATGTTGACACCAGCAATGGACCGTCTTTGTAAGTCAGGCCTTAAGATGTCAGTACTACTCGCTGCAGCTTCTCGACTGGAAGATAAAGTCATTGTCGAAGAGACGGACCTCATTCGTGGGTTCCGATACATTGACGAGTTGAAGCAGCACACTCTACAAGTCATCGCCAACGTTGGTAAGGGCGTAGACGAACGTCTGATGGAACGTATTGCAGACACCATCAAGCGCAGACCTCAAATCTCGAGGTCGGAACTTATGCGCAACTTCCGTTTGCAATCTCGTCAGGCAGATAATATCTTCCGCACGTTGGAGGAACGAGCAATCGTCATCCCTGTGAAATCCAAGGGCGGGGGCGTTTTGTACGAAGCAGTCCAAACTAGAAAGGTAACCGTATGAAGAATGCAGTAATCATTACCAGTGGTGGTCTTGATTCGACAACAGCTCTGTACCAAGCTATCAATGAGCATGGCAATAATGTTGTGGCTCTGTCGTTTGACTATGGTCAGCGACACGTCAAGGAGCTGCAGTGTGCTAAGCAGATCAGTTATGATCTTGGGATCGAACATCACATCATTGAGTTGCACGATGTGACTAAGCTGATTGCGACCTCAGCGCTTACTGATCCTGACCATGATGTGCCTGAAGGTCACTACGAATGGGACACGATGGTTCAGACTGTCGTTCCGAATCGTAATGCAATGATGGCGAACATCGGAATTGCTGTCGCTGTCGCTCAGGAAGCTCGCTACATGTACTTGGGCGTTCATGCTGGTGACCATGCTGTCTATCCAGATTGCCGACCTGAGTTCATTGCAGCCTTGACTCAGCTGGCGAACATCGCGAACGAAGGTTTGATCCATCCCTTCTTCGAAATCTGTACTCCGTTCATTTACAAGACGAAGGCAGACATCGTTACCTCTGGTGCAGTACTTGATGTCCCGTGGGAAAAGACCTGGACGTGTTACAAGGGCGGCGAGATCCATTGTGGTCGATGCTCTACCTGTGTCGAACGTCTTGAAGCTTTCGACCTTGCTGGCCACGTTGACACTGTTGAATATGCCGATCGTGACTACTACAAGACGGTGATTGCCAATGTCTGATATCGTTCGGATTACTAAGGAGATTGGAATCGATGCAGGACACCGAGTTCCTGGACATCTTAGCAAATGTCGGAACCCTCACGGACATCGATACCGAATTGTTGCTCACTGTGTTGGCGCTATCGTCGAACTCCCTGGAGCTCCTGACGAAGGCATGCTCGTCGATTTCGGAGACCTTAAGACCATCCTGATGGAAGAGGTCGATGCCCCACTTGACCATGGCTTCATTGTCTACGAGAAGGACGAAGACATGCTTAGTGCCTTGTATGGTGGTGGTGATGACTACGCACCTTGGAAGATCATTGTCTTCCCTTACATTCCGACGGCAGAGAACATTGCTCGTTGGATCTTCGAGAAGGTTCAGCCACGTATCAATTCTCGATTCCATGCGTCGCTTGAACTAGCTGCCATCGAAGTATGGGAGACGCCTACCAGCATGGCCATCTATGCAGGAGAACAGGCATGATGAAGTTTATGACTGTTGAAGGTAGAGTTGCTGGTGAGGTACTAGAAGAAATGCAACACGATGCTGCCAAGGAGTTGTCCGAGTTGCTTGATAGATGGGCCAAGCGATACCATAAGGGATTCAAACCCCACGAACGATCAGTAGAGGTGCGACAGTGAAGCTGCTTGAACTATACACAAGCATTCAAGGGGAAGGACCGCATACAAGTGAGCCCACACAATTTGTCAGGTTTGCTGGTTGCAACCTTCGCTGTCCTGGTTGGCCTTGTGATACTCAACATGCTATCCAACCAAGCATCTGGCGCACTCGAGCAGAGAACCTTTCGGCTCTTGAAGTGGTCGATCGTGTTGCTCCTTGGCCTAAGCATGTTTGTAGTACTGGTGGAGAGCCACTACTGCAACAGGATGTAGAGATGGAAGAGTTCATCTGGACTCTACTTAATACAGGCTACACTGTTGAGTGCTTTACGAACGGTACTCAGCTACTTCCTAGTTGGTCAATCAACCGCGTTCAGTTCATGATGGATTGGAAGCTTCGCGGTAGTGGTGAAGACATGTCCAACTTTGCAGATACACGTCTGAATAACATCGGACGTATGCATGCACGTGATGGCATCAAGTTCGTTTGTAAGAACACCGATGACCTTCATGAGGCCTATAAGGTCTGGGAACAAGTTCATGGATTGACTCCTGCTAAGTTTTGGGTAGGGGCTGTTTGGGGTGAGATCACCGATCAGATGATTGTCGATTTCATCGTTGAAAGTAAGCTGGACTGGAACCTCAATGTCCAAGTGCATAAGCACATTTGGCATCCCGACAAGCAAGGAGTTTGAGTTGTACGAGAACAAAGGTGCAACCGAGATGGCCCGAATCCTTTTGTCACGAGCTGTGGCGAATGGTGGTGAAATCGATTGGGAGTCGGATCACTTCAAGGACACTCCTAAGCGGTTTGCCAAGATGATTAAGGACTTGACTACTAAGGAAGAGTTCGAGTTCACTACCTTTCCGTCGAAGCATGACGACATGGTGATCATTAAGGACATTCCGTTCCATAGCTTGTGTGCTCATCACGTCATTCCGTTTATCGGGTACGCACATATCGGATACATCCCCAATGGCAACATTGCGGGACTGTCTAAGTTCGGACGCCTTGTGAAGTACTACTCGGCAGCCCTTACGGTGCAAGAAGAACTGACAGCAACGATTGCACAGTCCATTGAGAACACGCTGCACCCCAAGGGTGTCATTGTTGTGATGGAAGCTGAGCATCTGTGTATGACGCTTCGGGGTGTTCAGATGCCTGGAGCACGTACTACGACTTCTGTAGTGCATGGTGTCTTCGCTGAACATACCAGAACGGCCAAGGCTGAGTTCCTTAAGTTGATCGAAGACAGGAGAAGGTAGTGCATAAGCCACAACGTATGGTTGACGTATTCCATGATGTGTTTCGACTTCCACGACCCGAGCAACCGACTTGGGACGAGTTCGGTGAAGTCCGTGTTAGCCTCATTATAGAGGAAGCGGCTGAAGTTGCTAAGGCAGTCGAAGCTAATGACATGATCGAAACCATTAAGGAGCTGTGCGACCTTCTGTATGTCACATATGGTGCCGCAGTTGCTCTAGGTGTCGATTTGGATCCATTCTTCCAAGCAGTGCACGAGAACAATATGTCCAAGGTCAGCTCTGATGGTACGGTGCACTATCGTGAAGACGGTAAGGTTCTAAAGCCTGAAGAGTATCAACCACTTGATTTGCGTACGTTGTTCGAATCAATGTACGTCCACGACGAAGGGAAGTCCAATGGCTAGTATCACTTTAAAGAAGTCAGATCCGTTTGAGCGCATCCTGATTGACATGGTTGAGATGCATCGTAAGAAGGCAGCCGACTACGAGAAGGATCCAGGAGCTGCTTACAACACCAACTTCGACGAGGTCGCTCGAGAGATTCCACTTGAGGACTACGACGCTGTGGTGGACTGTTTCACTATGGTGATCCGTAAGGCAAAGCGCATCAGTAATCTTCTGACTCCTGGTCGTGAGACCAACAACGAGGCAGTCGAAGATAGTATGATCGACCTTGCTGTGTACTCTGTCTTGTTGCTCGAGTTGTACCAGCGACCAGAAGATCCTCGTCAGGCAGCTCTGAAGGTGTTGGGTGTCTAATGGAATTCACTTCTGAACTAACTGCAGACCTTATGGAGACCAGAGCTTCTGACGATGCTGTTGTCAAGGCTATGCTCATCTCCACTATGGGTGACGAAGCAATCGACCAAGGTGCTAACTATGGTCGCATCAACTTCTTGATGAAGAACCGTCATGGTACTCCATTCGAACATAACATGATGACCTTCTATGTGAAGGCTCCAATCTTTGTGTTTCGTGAGTTTCATAGGCATCGCATCGGTTGGTCGTACAATGAGATGTCAGGACGCTACAAGGAATTGCCTCCTACGTTCTACATCCCACCGAGACATCGACCACTCGTTCAGGAAGGTAAACCTGGTGCCTACGAATTTGTTCCTGGCGATCCTGCTCAGTACGCTGAAGCTGAGTACATCCTGAAGCGTGGATACGAGATCGCTTACAAGCATTATACTAGCCTCCTTGAATTGAACGTTGCCAAGGAAGTTGCACGAGCTGCACTGCCTGTTGGTATCTACTCCGAGATGTATGCTACTTGTAATGCTCGTTCATTGATGGCCTTCTTGTCATTGCGAACTAAGGAACCTACGTCGATGTTTCCTTCGTACCCACAATGGGAAATCGAGCAGGTAGCTCGCCATATGGAAGAAGCGTTTGCCAAGCTCATGCCCATGACCTACAAAGCATTCTGCGACAACGGAAGGGTTTGCCCCTAATGGAATTTGCACCAATCGTCCCCGTCGAGTACTTGGAACTAATCAAGGGTAGGGAGTACCATTTAGTATTGCCTGACTTGTGCAATAGGTTCCCTGAATACGAACGAGCCTACGCTGAAGCGTCTGGATTCAAGATCCTTGACAATGGCGAAGCTGAAGGTACACCTTGCCCACCAGATGAACTGTTTCGCATTGCTCGGATCATTGATGCAACCGAGATCGTTGTTCCTGACACCTTGATGAACTTGCAAGCTACTATCAATCAGTGTGAGGACTTTGCACAGTTCGCTAGACAGCATCCCAAGTACAGCTACATGGGTGTTATCCAAGGTAGTCAACCTCTTGAGACGGCTACTTGCTTGGAGTACTTCGAAACTCAGAAGTGGCTAACTCGTGTGGCCTTCCCGCGGGCATGGTATCAGTTTCACAGGGTGCAGCGTACATTCATGGCGGAGACGTTGTCCAACCACATTCGGGAGAACTTCAACGGAGTGCATTGCCTCGGAGCAAATGACTTCATGCACGAAGCGATCTTGTTGGCTACAGTTAAGGATTCGCCTATTCAAGGCATCGACACCTCACTTCCGGCTGTTGCAGCTATTCAGGGGATTTCCCTTAAGAACACAGCTATGAAGGTTTCTCCTCGGCGGGGTGAAGGTTTCTTTGAGACACCATACGATCAGGATACGTACGATTTGATGGAACAGAACATCGAAACGTACAGTCGTTGGTCCTACTAATTGCTCCTTGATTGGGCCAGAGGAATTGGAGTATACTTATAGTATGGAAGTTCAACGAAGACATCCAAAGGCAAAGTGTGAGGAGTGTCCATGGTACGCAAAGTCCGACTTCGCAGATGCGGCAGGTCCTGAAGATGCCAAGCTACTCATCATCGGGGAGGCGCCCGGAGCAGTGGAGACGAGGACGGGAGTACCCTTCACGGGACCTTCAGGTCAGCTTCTGGACCGTGTGCTCGACCACCATGGATTTGATCGAAATGAGATTCGGTTCACGAACATTGCCGCCTGCCATCCACCTTATAGTCCGGGCAAGGGGTCTGTTGTTCCCCCGAAAGAAGTCATCGCTGCTTGCCACCCGAGACTACAGGAAGAACTTAATGGCCGTGAATCCATCGTCCTATTGGGGAACACAGCCGCCAAAGACGTCCTTGGGGTTACTACGGGCATCCTACAGCTACGCGTTGGTCCTCCACGGCAAGTTGGGTCCGCTAAAGTAGTTGCCACTGTACACCCTGCAGCATGTCTTCGTCAGAGTGATCTGTTCCCTAATCTTGTCCGAGACATCGGTAAGCTGAAGGACAGTAACCTTTGGGTAGGCTTCGAGCCACCACAGATTGCCATCTTCGACGAAGTGCAGTCAGCTCTAGATGCCATCAATGAGTTGTACAAGTACGAAGAGCTCACTGTCGATATCGAGGTCGATGTTGCCGCTGTCAAGGATCTGAACATTCCTGGCGGACACCTTCTATGTATTGGCATCTCTTACGAAGAGAACAAGGCCATTGTAATCGGTGAGGAAGCTCTCAAGCATGGTGGCGTTCGTGTAGGATTGCGGAACTTGCTTTCCTCTAGGAAACTTACCTGCCACAATGGTAAGTTCGATATTGCAAAGCTCATGTCCTACGGACTACTTAACGACACCTACTGCTTCGACTTCGATACAATGTTCGCTTCGTACGTCTTTGATGAGCGTCCTGGCTATCATGGCCTTAAGCAACTATCGTCTGAGATCCTTGGTGCTCCAGACTATGAACACGAGATCAAGCCGTTCGTCGAAACCGGCGGCGGCTACGGTCTTATCCCAAGGCCTTTGCTGTACAAGTACTGTGCCTGGGATACAGCGTTCACCTTCTTGCTGAAGCGGCACTTCGAAAGTCGATTCGAAAAGGATTCGAAGCTTCGTGAGGTGCATGATCGTTTGATTATGTATGCACGTGAGTTGATCTATGTCGAACAAGATGGCGTCAAGTTCGATCTGGACTACAATGCCGAACTGTACACATACTACAACGAACTGCTGTTGCCTCTCGAAGAGCAGATGCGTGTACAAGGCCTTGCTAACCCAAGGTCTCCCAAGCAAGTGGCGGAGTGGCTTGCAAGTCAAGGAATCAAGGTTCCGGATACACAAGCTGAGACGCTTCGTAATGCCTACGCTGCCAATAAGGACAATCAACTCCTAGGCTTGTTGCTCGAACATCGTCTGCATCAGAAGTCGATGAGCACCTACGTCAAGGGCCTACGGAAGAGAGTTCATGATGGGCGGATCTACTCGACATTCCTCTTACACGGCTCGGTCACCGGACGGACAGCGTCTCGCAACCCGAACCTTCAGAATATCACACGTGGCGTTACACTACGTAAGCAGTTCATCCCAGACGAGGGTAACGTATTTGTTCAGGCTGACTACGGCCAGATCGAACTACGTGTTGCAGCTCTTGAAGCGGAGGACGAATACCTGATCGGTTTGTTCAATGATCCAAGTCGAGACATCTTCGATGAGATCGGAACTGCTATCTGGGGTAGCCTCGAGAAGGCCAAGACCAAGGAAGCTCGTGTTCGTACTAAGGCTTACGTCTACGGTATGGGTTATGGTCGAGAAGCTATGTCTATTGCCCAAGAGTTCAAGATGCCGATTAGTGTTGCGGAAGCAGGTATGAATGCTTACTTCCAAATGGTTCCTGGCGTAGCGCAGTGGCGACGCGACATTGAGGAACAGCTCAAAACGCAGGCCCTGGAGACCCGCTTTCACAGGAAGAGGCGTTTCTGGCTTCTTACAAGGGAGAACCGTGGTGACGCAATCAGAGAAGGTTGGGCCTTTATCCCGCAGTCTACGGCTAATGATGTTACACTTACGGCTCTCGTTCGTGCTCGTCAGGCTGGCATGGCTGTACGTATCCCAGTTCATGACTCGATTATGGTCGAGTGTGAGGATACCCCTGATACGGTCACTGAGGTTCGTAATGAGCTTAGTCGTATTATGGTTGACACTGCGTCTGATCTACTGGGTGATCGTGTACCTTTTATAGCAGACACCGAAATCGGATACAATTGGGGAGAACTGTCAGATGAGTAACTACAAAGGTATGCCTATTCGGATTGCACCGAACGGCTACTCCTACGTCAAGCACAATGGCAAACAGCGCCTATTGCATCACGTGATCGCTGAGGAAACGCTCGGTAGAAAGATCGAGAAGGGCGAACGTGTATCCTTCATCGATAAGGACCGAACTAACTTCGATCCTAATAACATCCAAGTGCTTAAGGTCAGTAAGTCAAAGGCCAACCGGATCGCTGTTCTGAAGGAGAAGATCAAGATGTACCAGACGGAACTCAGCGAGCTACTTAGCGATGGTGAACAATGAAGTCTACGCCGTGTCTCAGCGAGTCTAACGCGAGTCTCCCCGGTGAGCAATATAGTAGCGCGGGAGCTTCTGCACACTTAGGAGACTCTCATAGACTCGAGTGGTCATGAAGGTAGTAGCTCTCGACCCAGGTGGCACTACTGGAATCGCTGTGCTTGATACGGAGTCTTATGAAGTGACTCTTTCAGAGCTAGGTCCGTACGAGCATCATCTGGCTCTGGACCTCTTCTTGGTGAACGAGAAGCCTGACGTAATCATCTGCGAAGAGTTCACTTATAGGGTTGTACAGTCTAAGGGAACTAAGATGCCAGGCATTAGCTTGATCAGTAAGGAGTACATCGGCATCACCAAGCTCTATGTCGAAATGGTTAATATCGAAGGCGACTGCTGTAAGCTGATCATGCAGACACCAGCACAAGGTGGTGGCGGTCGTAATCACTCAGGCTTCTGGAAGAACGACAAGCTCAAGCAAATAGGCCTATATACAGCACCTGAGGGTCGTCAGCATATGGCCGACGCCCTCAGGCATGCATTGTTTTGGTTGTCATTCACAAGGAAGGACGATCACTTCATTCGCATGCTAAAGTAACCGACAGCTACACCCTGTGAAAGAGCGTCCTTCGGGGCGCTTTTTTACTGCACAGTTGGACGGTCCTGCTCACCGATGTTCTTGACACCAAGGCAAGCCAGCAGAGACAACACTGCACCGACAGCAGCTGCCTCCAGGTTGATCTGAGTAAACAGGTTATCGTACTCGAGACCCTGCACCTGCCACGCAGCAGCGTAGGTGATGACGAATGCTCGACTGACCTGTTCAAGTGTTCTAAGTAGGAACTTATTCATGGTCATCCTTTACTGGGACTTCTAGACCGTTGTGGACTAGAGCTCGTTGACACTTAGCAGCGTACAACTGCCACTTGATTCGTGCCTTTCTTTCGACATCTGCTAGCGCCTCTGCTTCGTCGGCCCTTCTACGTTCGATGTCGATGTCGTGTCGAAGGACATTTACAAAGTCGTGCTGAAACCAACGGAACAGTAAACCAATCCCCCAAATGCCCGCAAACGTACCTAGGGCGGTTAGAAGCGTTCCGATTATGGTTAGTTCCACTTATTCACCCCTTAGGATCTCGTCAGCAGTCAGAATGAGTGCCGATAGTACTGCACCCAACCAAACTAGGATCCAAGAGATGGAAGCGGCTACTTGTTGGTAGGTTGTTAGGTAACCAATGTCGGAGAACAACAGTGCAAAGCCGCGGCCAAGGCAACACACTGTTAACGTGTACAACCAAACCATCTTTAACATCTTAGGCGTTCTAAAGATAGCATACACTAACCCTAGAAGGCTTGCGACATAGAAGACGGGAGTCATAACACGATCAATTGAAACCAATTCAGGCTCAAGAACTCCAGACACGATTGCAAGCAGATAGACAGATGCCAGGAAGCAATAACCTCTTGCCAGCTTAGCACCTGCCAACCTGACCTTAGGAACCATATCACCGGAATGAGCCAGTGACATTATCCGACCTTGGTCTGCAAGTCATTCACGTCAGCTTCGATACGCACAACAGCTGCCTTGATCTCGACGATCACCTGGCGCATACCAACACCAGACATACCGTAGTCCTTCTCCTGCTGCAAGACCAAACCAGCAATGGCATCGATCTTGTTCTCGAGTGCTTCGAACCGTTCTTCAGTAATGGCCATGAGGATGTCCTCTTCCTTAGTTAGTAGGGCCTTAGCAACGTCTTGGCGGAGCCGTTCTCCGTTGACACCATATGCATCAATCTTGCGCAGCGGTGCCCACTCTCTATGGTTGCAAGTTAGAGAAGCGTTCTTGGTAGTGCCTTCTAGGAATGCTGCATGCACCTGCACCATTGCAAGGTACTGATCTGGGCGAATAGGTTCAGCCGAAGTGCCGACGTTCTCCCACTCAAGCCCATACACAGAACTGTTCCCTGTGAGTCCCTTCCATCCGCCCGGGCCGGCATGGTTTGCACGACCAGAGGCAATGACATAGCAAGTGTTGTCTCTAGCCATCATGACATGGCAAAGAGGTCCAGGCAGATCAGACCGACCATTGATACAAACGTTCAATGATGGTGCATTGCCAAATCGAGCACCAGCTGTATGGTGATTAACAGAACCCTTAGGATTGAATGAATCACTCCCACGAGTCTTCCAACCAGCAGTCTCGACTACCTTAAGGCCACGAGCACGAAGACGATTAGCCAGTTCTAGGTCACGCATCTTCTTCACCCTCAGCCTCTGCTGCGAAATCGATCTCGCAACCGTCTAGTTCGTCGTCATCTTCTGGCATGCCTATCCTTTCGGTTATGGCCGGCCTACCTGGCCCAAGACAAGTAGACCGGCCGATCTAAGTTACGCTCGTTGAGAAATAGCGTAAGCCGTGTTGTAGTTGCCATCGACAAAGTTAGTCCAAGACGTAACTGTCGTAGGCCAAACCTGGAGAGTATATGTGCCAGCAGTGTTGGCTGCAAGTGTTGTTGAGTTTCGAACGATAAGCTGTTCGTTACCTGCAGCTGCTAGGTTCTTTGCATTGACTCTTGTAGGAGTCAACATCGTACCACCAGGACCACCAGAGTACCATGCTACACGAACTTGACCATTAGCAGCATTGACGTAGGCATTGAACAATGCATACAAATCAATATACTGTTGCCATCCTTGAGCAGCTACAGTAATCTCGGCAACAGTTTCACCTGGCTGTGCAGTAGTAGCTGCAGTCCAAGCAGTCCAAGTTCCGAATGTCTTGAGCGGACGATACAGTGCAGGACCGACAGACCCGATAATCAGAAGGTCGCCATCCTTGATATCGATCCAGACAATGTCATCTATCGTTGGGGAGTAGCTTGCCAAGAAGGCAACGTCTTCGATTTCTTCATCGCTGTCGCCCAAGCATACAGTAGCTGATCCGCCCGTAACATCACAGATGCGACCAAGTCGACGTCGTACAGTATTTTCGCTGCCTGCGACAACAGGTGAAATCTTCCGGGCAACGCGGCCCAGGTCGAGCTCTTTCACAGGAGCCTCCTAAGACGTCCTGAGATGTTCATTCCACGTTCGTAAATCAATGGAATCGTCATCTTGCTAATGATGTAGTTACCAACAGTACTTGACTTAGCACGATTGATAGAAATGAGATCGCCCAATTCTAAAGTTGGGTTAGGGCCAGAAAGAAGTTCCATCACTTCACTAAACCCAATCACCTTAAGGAGTTGCCTATGAGCTGCCTGACTAGCTTGGCTTTGGGTCTTAATTAGTGCCGAAGTATAGAAGTAGGGGACATCACCAAAGTCGCCGTAGATGTACGTCGCACTGTTGGGATCGTCGTCGATTGCTTCTGCACGAACTGGATTACCAGAACTAGATTCGCCAGTAGCAATAACTCGACTGTAGGACTTCTCGTCGGAGTACTGTTTGAAGATGTAGATCATGGTTGAGAGTTCACCATCTTCGAACTCCCAAACAACCTCTTCCGAATCTTCTGAAACGTTCTGAAGAGTTACCTCGCCGAACCTATCAAAGTACAAGTCATAGCCAATTGAAGCGGCAAGCTTACGTGCATAGGCCCAAGCATCACCACCCTGCTCCACAACACTTGCAGTTGTCAAGAAGTCAAGATCCGGAAAGTTACAAGTGATTGAAGGCATGCGCGATTCCAGGACACGTTGGATCTCTTCAATCAGAAAACTGTTGTTGCTAGTATGCCAGTCACGATCGAACTTGGCACGTTGGATCCTTCTGCCACGATCATAACTGTCAATGCGCAAGTTGTATCCATCACCCGAATCATCAATTCGAGTGTCTGAAATACCTAGAACACCAAGTTCGAACAATTCCTCAGTTCCGTCAGGATAAACTACACCTCGACGTGGACGCAATTCCTTACCAGGCCGAAGCAACTCATTAGTGTCAGAAGGTGTAAGGTCTGGATCATTGACAGTGAAAGTGGCGTTAGTGCGAATCTCAACGTCATCCATCTGAAGATTGCCCTCAGAGATCCGCAAGTCTGAGTACAGAAGCGTTCCGTCTGTCTCATGAACGTCAACAACAGTCTTCATGATATGGTCATGTTGAATGGTTCGCTTGAACCTATCGGATGACTCAATCATTATCCACCGCCGGGTTCGCTACCTCAGCAACGTTCATACGAACCTGGAACACAATAGGACTAGTATTCGATTCTTGCACACTGACATCCGACAAGATACGGAAGTACCATTGTTCAAGAGTCGGAACACGAGTCAGAGCAATAACGTGCTGTGCTTCACGCATTGCCCAGAAATCATCGTAGTCAGCCTCAACTGTAAATTCGAATGTCAGACCATCAATGGTCCTAGCACGCGTAAGGTTATCAGCCACGATCAATGGGTAGCGACGTCCCAGACCAGCAAACTTGGCCATCTGCTCATCAGACTTCCAAGTCCAAGGGTTAGGATAGGCTACATCAAGAATAACACCATCAACAGTAGCATCCTGAGCATCGCGAACAATCCAACAAGCACCAGTGGCAGGCGTTACAGTAATGGTAGCACTAGCTGATCTCGGAGTAGGCCATTCATCACCAGTTGAAGTTTCCGTCGGGGTAATGATTGTTGAGTAGTGCAAAGCAACACCAAGCGGCGGTGCCGGATCTGTAATAGCAACAACCTGGTTGGCTGTAGGAATAACTACTGGATCGGCACAAAGCTCCCAGGTTGTACCAGCATCGATGGAGCGGTACAAATGGGCATACATCGGCTCGGCAGCAAGACCGCCCATACTACCAGCAGTCAGTACATCAGAGTTAGGTGCGAACTGAATATCATCCCAGTAGTAGGACTCAGTATTGATAGCACCAACCGAATAGAAAGCGATCTTTGCATATGCAGCCAAAGCGGGTGCAGTGATGTTAGTATCCGTTACCAAACGCCACCCACCAGCAGCACAAGACGATCCTGCATAGGTGTAAGTACTAATCAAAGTTGTACCGTCTGATTGGTACCACTTAACTCGAACAGTTCCGTTACGCGTCGTCTGAGCAGCTGTTGGATACACTCGACCGATGAACTTGTACTTACTACCAGCAACAACTGGAACAAGCCTAGTAAGTTCCATACCAGCATCGCTTGTACCAGTTACTGTAACCTTAGCACTCTGGCTACCAATGTAAGACTGGGTAGCACTAGTAGACAAGCTACCAGTACCCACCATAGCGGCAACGAGATTCGGAAGCGAATACTCATCCTGTGTAAGAAGGTTAATACCCGACTTGACTGTTGCTACAACTTTTTGGTTTAGCCAGCCACCAGCAGCAACAGTGACAACACCCTGTTCAGGTTCGTCATAGACAGTATTGAAAGCTGGACTACTAGCATAGTCAGACCAAACACCATCAGGCTGTCTGGCCTTCAGATATGCTTTGTACGTAGTACCATTTGCAAGGTTCTTACCGATAGTAATGGTTGGAATAACACCACCATTAACGATGACATTTTCAGCACCCCAGTAGTAAGCACCAACACCAGGTACAAAGCCTGGAGCACCATACTGACCTGCAGTATGAACCCAAACAGTATAACGATCTGGAATGTCGTTATCCGTATCAGCCCATGTCGAATAGATCTTAGGTCTGATCTCACTTACAGCACCAGTAGGCGCAGTGACAGTAACAACAGGCTTGTCATTGTACTCGAGTTCCAAGTACAATTCAGTAATGCGTGGCTGAAGATTCTGTGCAGCTGTAGGCTTGTAGGCAACAGCAAGAACGTCATTGACTGAAGGAATAGTAGTATTCCAACCACTGTACAAAGTTGTTGCACCAGTAAGCTTGCCAGCATAGTAGAAGGCAATCTTTCCGCACTGGATCTTCATACGAGTGTTCGGACCAGTACCGCCACCATTAGTACTCATCCGATAGACGATCCGCCACCTCTTGAAGCTGTACGAAGCTCCGGGACTAGACCAACTACCAAGTGAGAACCACTCATCAGAGCTTGCGCCCGCAGCAGTAACGGGAGCAGTAACATAAGTCGGATCACTACCGTCAGAAATGACACCATGATGGGTAGTACCACCAGTACGAGTCCACTGACCAAGAAGTGTTCCGGCTGCATCTACGCGTACGATAGTCATATCAATGCTTCTCCAGCTGTATGACGAGATCCGAGAAGGCCTTGTCAATCATATCCTGAACCTCATCAGGTGACATAGCACCGAAGTTGGCTCCAGAGAAATCGACAGACAAAGCACCAGGCATAACGGTAACAGTATTAGTAGGCGCTGAATTGATAGCAGCCATTTGAGTACCGCTAGTATTAACTGTCATGCCAGGAATTCCTGCAGTTACACCGCCAAGAGTCGACTTAAGCTTGGGGATGTAGTTAAGAATGCCCTTTTCGAAACCTTGCATGACCAAGGTGCCGTTATCAAACAGCAAGGTAGCATCACGCGAAGGCGGGCCCTTCCAACTTGGCAACATATCAGTAAGTCCGCCAAGAGCATCACCAACAGCACCGAACATACTACCGATGCCGTCAATAAGGCCTTGCACGATATCTCTACCAGTGTTCCACAGAAGACTGCCAAGGTTACCAAGCCATCCAAGGATTCGACCAGGAAGGCCTGTAATGAAGGAATAGATGCCAGAGCCGTTAATAGCATTCATGAAGTTGGTCATCATATCACTACCAATACCCCAAAGCATTCTACCAAGACCAACAATCGCAGACAAGATTCTGCCAGGCAATGATTGGAAGAAGGAAATGATACCATCGACAGCCGCACGCACCATAGAGGTGAACAAGTTCCAAGCAGCACCAAGGACTCTACCGATCAAAGACCAACCAGCAGACCAAGCCGTCTGAAGTGTCTTCATAGCAATTCCGATAATTAGCATGATCAGCTCAGTTGCCAACTTAATGACACCAGCGATCATATGCCAAACACCAGAAGCAATTTGCTTGATGTCTTCCCAAGCATCGCCCCAGTTACCACCAATGATGTCCATCACCAAGCTGATGATGCCAGCAATCACATTGATGGCACCCGAGACATATTCCTTGATGGCGTTCCATCCGTAGATGACGAAGTTCAAGATGTTGTTCTGCCACAGATCCCACAAGTACTGAATAGCCGTTAGACCGTTCGAGATGATTTCCAGGATGACGTAAATGATGATACCAATGAACGTCGCAACGTTCTGCATAGCATCAACAATCTTAGGCACAACTTGTTCGACAGCTTCCCAAGCCTGACGCATCATATCGAAGATGCTATCCAGGAAACCCATACTGTCAAGAGTCTTAGAAAGTGTTTGCCAAATGTTCTTGACAACAGCAATTCCTTGACGGAAGACTTCAATGATCTTCCCCCAAAGCAACTTTGCCATAGATACAATGTTTTCCCAAGCCTGAACCAACTCAGGCCAAACACTATCCCACAAGGCAATGATTCGATCAGCTGCACGTTGTGCGAAGGCAGCAATTCGATCCCAGTAAGGACTGACAGTTTCCCAGAAGCTCTTTGCGGCCGCCTTAACAGATTCCCACGTGTCAATAAGGGCTGGCTTAATCTTGTCCCAGTTCTTGTACACGAAGTAAGCAGCCACACCAATGGCCACTAGGGCAGCAATTACCAAACCAAGACCAAGGAGGAATCCACCAAGAGAAATTCCAGCCATACCAAGCATGGCAATGAATCCGATGACTGCACCAGAAGCAAGAAGGATTCCGCCGACAACTAACAAAAAGATGGATGCAAAGAACCCAATCTTGATAATCAATTTTTGGGTCTTCTCACCAAGCGAATCCCACTTTTCGAGCAACCAGTTAGCAGCATCGACCAACTTCATCTTGATCGGAATTAGCTCGTCGCCGATAACCGTCTGCATGACTTTGTACTTGTTGTTGAGGAGTTCAATTTGTGACAAGGGCTGATTGTACATTTTGTCGTACGCATCAGTAAGAGCACCCGAGCTATCGCCCATTTCGTCGACTCGTGCTTGGAACTGATCAAAGTTCTTAATAGCCATATCCCAGAAACGTCTTGCCTGAATAGTACCACCAGACCCCTTAAGGATCTCAGTCAATACAGCAACACGTTCTGGACCAGGCAAGTTCTTGAGCTTTTCATGCAACTGACCAAACACTTCTGTAAGCGGCAAGAACTCACCCTTGGCATCTCTTGCCTTAATGCCCATCTTTTCGAGCTTGTCAATTGTCTTAGGGTTTGCGAAAGCTTCCATACCACGACCAGCTGCAGCTGCAGCAGACGAAACGGACAAACCGTTTCGAGTCAAGAAGGCCAAAGAGCCTGCCATCATTTCTGCGCTCTGTCCAGCACGGACGGCAGCAGGAATAACCAAACCAATGACGCCAGCAAACTCGCCATAAGTACCAACGCCCTTACGGACAAGCTGGAACTGCAAATCCATTACCTTAGAGACATCCTTAACAGGTACCTTGAAGACATTCATGATTGGAATAGAAGCTCTTGCTGCATCTTGAATCTCAACCTGGCCAGCAACACCGGCAGCAGAGAATTGCGCCAAGAGAAGTTCT